GCAAAGAAGATACAGGACAAGTTTAACTTGACTGATTATCAAATGCTTTGCCTTACGTTTGTTAAAGGATTTGTTATCGGAGCAATACTATTATGAAAGATTTTAAAGTTCCAGTTGCTGTGATTACATTCCTTGCTGCTCAAGCAGGTGGTATGGTTTGGTTTCTATCAGGTATACAGAATAGAGTTCAAGCTCTTGAAGGAGAAAGACTCAACAATGTAGAAGTCACAGCGAGTGAGAACAGAAGATATATTCGAGAAGTTATTATGCCTTCTTATAACATCAGTGACGCATGGTATAATCCACATTATAAAATGTGGTTAGAACAGGGTGGTTGGTCTGACATCAGAGAATGCAAGCACGACTAATGGACACAAAGGGTAAAGTTATTAACCTCATAAGGGTTGTGATCTTATTCCAGTTAGGAATAGTAGGAGCAACTATATTTGGTTGCTTCTTACCTAGTGCAAAACCATGTGATTCAGATGTTAAACAGCATATTGCGAACATGATGACTGTTATAACTACTTCTACGTTCGCATTATATGCTGCTGAAAAATGAAAATGGTAAAGCGAGAGCAGGTCATTATCTTAGATGATCTGTTCACCAAACGTGAAGTGGAACAGATGGAGGAATACTTCATTCACTTTGACGGTTGGCAACTTATATTTGATGATCCATCACAAGATTTAAGTAGTTACTCTTTAGGTAAGGTTATAGACCAACCTAACTGGGGTAGATTTGAGACATGGTGTGCTCAAGCATTTCAGGAAAGATCTGGTATACCAGTACCACCTTTCCATAGAGTAGTATATAACTGCTTTCGTTTTGGCGATTCTCCCAACCTACATATAGATGGGGAGTCCGAAGAATCTTTAAGCTTTATGGTCTATCCCGTCACTGAATGGTCTGAAGCATGGGGATCAGAAACAGTATTCATTAGAGATGGAGAAGTGACTGATGCTGTTGTTCCCAAACCTGGAAGAGTTGTAGTATTCCCAGGTTCTATACCACACGGTGCTAAAGCACCTAATCGTCAACATGGCGGTGTCGCAAGATTTAGTGCAGTATTTCAATTTACTCCAGGACAAGAAGAAGAAATGCTCACCCATGCTCGTCAAGAACCACCAAACGAAAGACCCTTTCCTTTAAGTTAATGGCAACTGCTCCTACCGATATTTACTTAGGTAATCCCAATCTGAAGCGATCTAATGTCGCTCAAGATTTTACTAGGGAGCAGGTTTCTGAATATATTAAATGTTCTAGGGATCCCGCATACTTCATTCGTGAGTATGTTCAAATTGTTTCTCTTGATGAAGGTCTTGTTCCTTTTAACATGTATCCTTTCCAAGAGGAAATGGTGAATAAATTTCATGAACATAGATTCAACATTGCAAAATTACCCAGGCAATCTGGGAAGTCCACTATTGTTACGAGTTACCTTCTATGGTACGTACTATTTAATGAAGAAGTTAACGTCGCGATCCTCGCGAACAAAGCAGCCACGTCGCGGGAAATGTTGGGGAGGTTACAAAAATCGTACGAACACTTACCGAAGTGGTTACAGCAAGGGGTGGTAAATTGGAACCGAGGTAGTCTAGAATTAGAGAATGGTTCAAAGATCATGGCAGCATCTACATCTAGTAGTGCTGTTCGTGGTATGTCATTCAACGTTATATTCTTAGATGAGTTCGCGTTCGTTCCTACACATATTGCAGATGAGTTCTTCTCCTCTGTATATCCTACTATATCTTCTGGTCAGAAAACTAAGGTTATAATCATATCCACACCGCATGGTATGAATATGTTCTACAAACTTTGGCATGATTCTGAACGCGGAAAAAACGAGTATGTGAATACTGAAGTACACTGGTCTGAAATACCTGGTAGAGATGCTAAGTGGAAAGAGCAGACAATTAGAAACACATCAGAACAACAGTTCAAAGTTGAGTTTGAGTGTGAGTTCTTAGGATCTGTTGACACTCTCATCTCACCAAGTAAGTTAAAAGTTTTAGCATATGATGATCCTGTTAAGACTAGTGCGGGATTAGATATCTATGAAGAAGTACAAAAAGATCATCAGTATGTGATAGCAGTTGATGTGGCAAGAGGTGTGGCAGGGGACTATTCTGCGTTTGTAATTATAGACACTACTACATTCCCATATAAACTGGTTGGTAAGTATAGAAACAATACTATTAAAGCATTAATGTTCCCGAACATTGTTGTTCAGGCAGCTAATAATTATAATCATGCATACGTTCTAGTTGAAGTAAATGATGTTGGAGGACAGGTTGCAGACATTATTCACTATGACTTAGAGTATGATAATCTACTAATGGCATCTATGAGAGGTAGAGCAGGTCAGGTAGTAGGACAAGGATTTTCTGGAAATAAAGTCCAGATGGGTGTTAAGATGAGTACCACTGTTAAACAGGTTGGATGCTCTAATCTAAAAGCATTGATAGAAGAAGATAAATTATTACTTGCGGATTACGATATTATATCAGAGCTCACTACATTCATTCAGAAAGGTAAATCATTCCAAGCAGAAGAGGGTTGCAACGATGACCTGGCAATGTGTTTGGTTATATTTGGGTGGTTAGCATTGCAACCATATTTCAGAGAGATGAATGATAATGATGTACGTCAAAGAATCTATGAGGATCAACGTGAAGCAATAGAAGAAGACATGGCACCTTTCGGATTTATTAACGATGGAACTGCGGAAGATACGTTCGTTGATGCGGATGGAGACGTTTGGCACACCGATGAATACGGAGATCGTGCGTATATGTGGGAGTATCGTTGATTCTCAGCACTTGGAATTTATAAATATTTCTAGAAAACTGATATAGTATTCTTTAGGAGAAGATCACATGGCAGCGTCACAACTATCGCCAGGTGTCGTTATTAGGGAACGCGACTTCACTACCGTTAGCACAGTATCACTGGCTAATATTGGTGCGATTGCTGCACCATTTGAAAGAGGTCCAATAGAGCAGATCGTTGATGTAAACAACGAGAGGACTCTAATCTCAACCTTCGGCAAACCAAATGAGAGCAACTACGAGTATTGGTTCACAGCCGCTCAATTCTTGAGCTATGGTGGAACACTCAAAACTATTCGTGCAGATGCAACGAACCTTAAAAATGCGGTAAGCAATGGTGCTGCTGTAAAGATTAAGAATTTACAAGACTACGAGACAACTTACGAGACAGGACAGACAAACACTTGGAAGTTTGGTACACAAACAGCAGGTGGATTTGGTAACTCGCTAAGAGTCTTCATAACAGATGCTGGTGCAGACCAGATCGCAACTATTACAGCTCCAAGCTCAGGTAACGAATACGAATTCGTGGGTGGAGCAGGTATCGCAAACGGTGGTACTTCAGGTAAAGTATTCCGTTACGTAATTAAGCTACAGATTGAAACAGATGTAACAGGTGATTTCACTCCTAAAGTACATGGTGCATGGACACAAGGTTCATACTATAGTCAGTACGCTAGAGTTTCAAACGGTGGTAACTCATACGTTGCAAAGAATGCAGGTACAGCTGGTGCTACTGCTCCTACACATACTTCAGGTGAAGTAACTGATGGAGCTGTTGTTTGGGCATTTGAAGGTTCAGTAACTGCTTCTACTATTGAAATCAGTGGATCTCCTCAAACAGTTGACATTCTTTCATGGAATGCTACTGATCGTATTGCTGAGATTGCAATTCCTACTGCTGGTATAACTGGTATCATTGATAATACAATGGTATTAACACAGGGTAATGTAACTGGATCTATTGATACTGTTACTCGTGAACTACAAGTTGTACTAGATAAGGATTCTGGAGCATTCGCTGCAACAAATACTATTACAGATGACAACTCTGCTACTGCTACTATTGCTTCAGTAAGAGATGAGTATCCAGAGCGTGAGTATCTACCTGGTAAAAAGTGGATTTCATTCGCTGCTAGACCTGGTACTTCACTTTATGCTCAAGACAAAGGTGGATATCGTGACGAGCTTCACGTCATCGTTCTTGATGGAGACGGTGCTCTAACAGGTACACCTAATACACTTCTTGAGAAGTTCATCTCAGTATCTAAAGCAACTGATGCTAAGAGTACAGTTGGTGAGAACAATTACTACGCTAATGTTCTTAAGCAGACTTCTTCCTACATCTATTGGGGTAATCATACTTCTGATACATTTACAGTAGGTGCTGCTTCTTCAACTGGTGATTGGGGAAATCCAGCTGCTAACCGTTCATTCAACCTAATTCAGTCTTCAAGTCCTGTACTTGCAGAACCATCAGGTAAAGAACTATATGCAGGTCTAAACGGTTCTTCCGTTCAGTATCACTTTGCAGGTGGAGCAGATGATTATTCAAATACTTCAGCAAACTTCAGTACAGCATACAACCTAGTATCTGATGCAGAATCAATCCAAGTGGATTACATTCTTAGCGGACCTCAAGGTTCTACTGTTGATGCTGCTGTTGCAAAAGCAAATGCTATCCTTAACATAGTTAATTCAAGAAAAGATTGCCTAGCATTCTTCTCACCTCAGAGAACTGACATCATTGGTCAGTCTGACTCTGATATAATTACAGATCGTATTCTTGCTTACTTTACAAGATTAGGATCTACATCTTATGCAGTTTTAGATGCTGGTTACAAGTACATCTATGACAAGTATAATGATGTTTATCGTTACATCCCAACAAACGGAGACACAGCTGGACTATGTTTAGAGACTGGTGTTCAACAGGATCCATGGTTCTCACCTGCTGGTTTCTCTCGTGGTGTTCTACGTAATGCTATCAAACTTGCATACTCTCCTAATAAGGATCAGCGTGACAAGTTATATGCTGAAAGAGTTAACCCAATTGTATCTTTCCCTGGACAAGGTATTATCCTATTCGGTGACAAGACTGCTCTTGGATATCAATCTGCATTTGACAGAATCAATGTCAGACGCTTATTCCTTACAATGGAAAGAGTTATAAGTAGTGCAGCAAAGCAACAACTCTTTGAGCAAAACGATGAGACCTCAAGGTCACTCTTCCGTAATATCGTTGAACCTTATCTACGCGATGTCCAAGGCCGTCGTGGGGTCACCGATTTCTTGGTTAAGTG